CTGAGTTTATACGATTTGCTTGTGTAGATTTACCAGTAGCAGAGCCACCAATTAATATAACAGCCTTTCTATTGTTATTAGATTTTACATTATTTAAATCTTTAATAACACCAGCCCAATTGTTTTTTAACTGCCAAGCTTCACTAAAAGTATTAGTTTTTTCATTAAAGTTACCTTCTTTAATAGCTATTTGTACTGTGTCCTCTATACGGGCAACACTATCTTTTAGTCTTATAATATCAGGATGGTTTTCAAACTCTCGACTTTCCAATAAATCTTTAACTCTTGATTTACTATATAAAGATTCATTGAATAAATCTTTTAATGAGATTGTGTCCATAGTGTCAATATTTAGACTACTATCAAACTCACCTGGTATTTCACCTTTCTCATTCAATTCTCTTAATGATTTAAGTTCGTTGGCTTCAACAAATGACATTTCATTTCTACCAACCTTTGCTTCTTTTTGCTCTAAGATACTTAGTCGTTCTTGTGTTCTAACAATTGGAGTATGTCGATCTACATTATTAACACTTAAAATATCTTCTTTTAAAATTGGATCATTAATGATTTCTTGAGTAGATTCTAAAACTGATTTTTCAGGATTCTTTTTTATATAATTATAAGTTTTTTCTATACCTTTAGAACCAAACCCCAAGATACCAAATAGGATAGCTGAATCTACCAGCTCTTCTTTTGTTGGCATCCTTTGCTCAATAACACCCATAGCAGTATTAAAACCAGCCCAACTAGCAGCATATTTACCAAATGCTTTAGCCCCGTAAATTTTAGATAATTGTGCGGTAGCTACAGGAGCAAATTTATTCATTACAAAGCCACCAACTCCAGGTGCAGCAACAGCTGCGGCAATCATAGCTCCTTCTTTTAATCCACCTTTAAAACCTTCTTCAATAAAAACATTGGACCACTCTTTAAAAGTATTTACATCTCCACGTTCTAAAGCTTCTAAGTAACTTTCTCGTAAAGCTCCATTTACAAACCCAGCTGCAAATCCACCAGCTATAGGATTACCAGTTCCAACGGTAGTTAGACCACCAGCACCAACATAAATAGGTGAATCAGCAAATATTTGACCGAGTGATTGTGTAACTCGTTCTATGGTGCTTGGATTAGTTAAATCAGGATTTTTATAAACATCAGGCACTTCACCAGTCGTGTAATAATTTTTCATTAGATTAATAGTAGAGCCATCTAATCCTCTTGAAAAATATCTCTTTAGTTCAAAATCATTTTCATCAGAGCTAGAGTTGTTTACATAATCATCAATCATTAATTGAGTTTCTGATGTAGGTCTTGGACCACCAACGCCATACTCTATTTCAGGCATCCACTCATCATCATTTTTAATTTTATCAGTAAGCTTGCGGGCAGCTTGTTCTGAATAAGACAGTTTGGTAACGTTAGCCCAATATGCTTCTTGATCTGTATTTGGAGTTTTTTTAACACCAAACTCAGCTAGAATCTCATTGTCTGTATAACCCTGGGCTTTTAGTTCTGCTCTTTTAGTTGCTGAAAAATTATCAATTTCTCCCTGGCTAAAGCCTGTGGCTTGCATCTCATTTATTTCTTTTAATAATGAAGTCATAGTTTAACTTGCTGGTTCTAGCTTTTTCCATGCCTTGTATTCAGTAGATTTTTCCCACTCAGCTTTTGACATGCCTGGTGGTTTTTGGGGTGCTTGCTCTAACCATGATTTTATATTTAGTGGTATTTCAGATCCTTCCTCACTACCTTTTGCTGATTCTGCAATTTCTGACATGAGCTGTGAGCTTGAAGGTATAAATTTGTCTATATTTTTTCCAATAAAATTAGGGCTTGTTTCAGACAATAAATCAATTGGAGCAAAGCCTTCCTTAATTCCGTTTTCATAAGCAGTACGCATAACTAAATTAAATTGAAACTGGCGGCCTTTGCCTTTGACATTATATTTAGCAAATGCTGGAGAACCTATAATTTGATCTCCATAAGCTGTTAAAAATGATTGAAATTGTTGTTCTTGAAATACTAAATCTTTGTTGTTGGTTTTAGTCATTAAGGTAGATAAATTTTGAAATTGATTAAAACCTAAACCATCTAAACCGCCAGTACGTTCAATAATACTTTTGGCATCACTTTCACCTGGTAATAAAAATGGTGACGTTACATTTAAAATTTGTTTATTTACTACTTGGTCAAAAATTTTGTTATATTGCTCTAACCCGCCATCAGTTGGCAACTCACCATTAGCACGAGCTACAACTAACAATTTAAGCTGGTCCTTCATTTCATTGCCTGTTACCCCTTGCCACTCCATACCATTAAGATCATCAATTCCAACAGTGCCATTAAATATGCCCTTGTAGGCACCCATGTACACCTCTTCATTAGCTACATTTTCTTTGAAAGCTGTATTTTGACGATCCCAAGTTATCTCAGCTTTAATTTCTGATTTGCGTTGAGACAAGGCTTGAGAAAATTTTAATTTTCCCTCTGCGTCTAAAGAGTTGAGCAATGCTTTTTTATTTTCATCACCACCAAAATTGCCGCTATCTGCTTGTAAGAATAATGCTTCTGTTTCTTCTTCACTTCTTGTGGTGTCTAGTGGCAAAAATTCTAATAAACTTATAACCGATTTATTGTTGTAAGAATCATTAGCCTTTGCTTTGTATTCAACTAACTTGCCAGGATCAATTAAATTAAAAAAATCTTTTGCTTCGAGATTTATAAATTCTGCTGGATTATTTTCAATAAGAGATACGGCTAATGTATTTAGCATAGCAACTTTCATATTCTCATCATACTGCTCTGCCGTAGTGCCGTCAGGTAACATACCTCGATCTTTTAATCTTTGGCCAAATGAGAAATCTTTAATTGCACCCTTGTTGTCAACAGTGCCAAATAATTTAGCACCCGCTTGAGATAAGCCTAATGTGTCTTTAGCTAAAAATGCTTCAACATAATTATTAACAGTATTGGTAGCATCGTCTTTAATAGTTTCTTGATAAGATGTACGGTTATTTGCAAATACTGATCTTTCTACATTCAGATAACCACTTAATAAACTTTCACCACTTTTAATTAAAAATTTATCTCTTACTTGCCCATTAGAAATACCTTCGGCTACTTTTTGCTGCCAGGCTGTAGCAGCTTCGTTATAACTGGGAAGTGCCATTTCAAAATCGTCACTGGTTGATGCTGTAATAATCATTTGGTTTTCACCAGGTTGATTGTTGTCCATATCACCAACTTTGTACTTCTTCATTGCCGCTAATAAGTCTTTATCATTCTTAATAGCTTTATGTTTCTTGATAACTTCACCAGCAACTTCTGCTGCTTTGGCTGCTGTTGCATAAACCTCAGCTGCACCACTGTCTGCTATTAAAGGTCGATTACGACTAATAGGAGCTTTTGCTACTGTTTGACTTTCGTATGTTGGAATTTTAACCACTTGTACTACCTCCCGATGCAGCTGCGGCATCTTGTGCCCCTTGTAATAATGTTGAACCAGCCTGTAAATATGAAGCTCGTTTTGCGTTTTGTCCTCTTGCTAGAGCTGCGGCACCTTGCATTTGGTTAATGACACTTAGCTCAATCTTATCAGCTGAGTCTACTTTAGCATTGTACCTAATGGTTTCTTTTTCCATTTCAGCTTGAGCATAATTATTTTCTAATACTTCTAAGGCTGTACCTGATAATGTTACACCTGATTTAAGATAGGCCATTTCAGCTTCAGCTTGTAATGTTTCAAATTGATTATCAAATATTTTAACATCTCGATTACCAAGCTTGATAGCTGTCTCAGCATCCATTCTAAGCTTTTCAGCATTACGTTCTGCTATTTGTTTATTGGCTTTGGCATCAGCTTCGGCAGCTCTGCCTGACATGACACTTGCACCAGCACCTAATATACTACTAGCCATTAGTAAGTCCTCGCATATAGGTAATAATCATCACCATCTAAATATTGTTTCATTAAACCCTCTTGTGTTAATCCTAGCCAATCGGCAAATTTATGACCAATGGCATAATCTGCTTTGACTGTTGTTTGTAAACGATGCACTTTTTGTAAAGGCATTTCTTTATTAAAAATTCTTTTTATTATTCTTGCTGTAGCAATCGGATGATTTTTTATATCTGCCGTTGCCATAATCCAGCCTTCGTAAACATGGTCCCATAATTCTACCATGCCACCAGCTGCTATTATTTTATTATCAACTAATCCAGTCCAACTTGTTTTAGGCTGCACTAAACTTTCTAAATTTTTTAAGTATCGATCTTTGACATTAACAATTTCAGCGTTCATTTGATGCGTAGCTATAAATTTTGCATGCTCAAATTCAAATGGAATTATCTCTATCATCCTTCATATACTGTGACTTCAGGATAAATTGATAACACTGTTAATGGTAATGGCTGTGTCTGTCTGACAAAAACATGACCATCAGTATTATAATCATCTCTGAACTCGATTGTTTTATCACCTGAAAATAAACTTATTGGTACACCCATCAATGCACTACTGGACCTAAATGGTATATTCTCCATATTATCTAAGTCACCACCAACTTCTAAGCCAAGGGTTTTGTGCATACGGATAGTTATTTCATTAATACGTTTTATTTTAGATTGGGCCACGCCTTGAGCTGAACCAGCTTCAATGCGTAAGGTTTGTAGAAGGGATGTATAACCTAAACCAACGTGCACTTTTTGTGCGGATCGATCTAAAGTTATATTGCCACCACTAACTACTTTATCAGCATGTGATGCTCCATCTGCCAGAATAGTTACAGTTTCACCTTCTAAATGGTCCAGGCCTGATAACGTGGTAGTTGGCACACTGTCATAAGTCAAACCACTATCCATAAAAAACGCATCATCTTGAGTATCACCAAAATTAAAATTGTTTAAGTATTCAACAGTCCGCCTGGTAGAACCATTTACAAAACGATTAACCACCATCCACAATTGATATTCTCCATCATCACTTGGTATCACACCAATTGATTCACATTTAGCATCAATTAAAATTAAATCAGTTTCAGTGCCACTAGATGATGTAGCATATTGCAAATCTACAAATGTTGTTAAATCACTGGATGTAGAAACTTTGATTTGATTATCGTCAATACGTTTTACAAAAAATTTAGCATTTTTAGTAAGACCTGAAAGCTTAGTGCCAGCTGGTCGATAATAAAAATAGTCACCAGTTGATAAACCGTGAGCTGCTGAATATAAAACGTTAGTAGCTATGTTTACACCTTCAAATATATATTGGACCGTTGATCCAGTAATAGATGTTATATCTACAGCTGTGCCCGCAGTAGCATTAGCTGAAGTTGTAGCAAACTTTAATGTATTGCTATCAGTTGCTATGGCAAAATATAATAGGTCAGTTTGTAAGCCACCAATAACATTAGCAGTAGCGTAATAATAAATAGGATCACCTGTACTAAAACCATGTGAGCTTATAGTGACAGTATTGTTAGTTGTGCTGACAGTGCTTGAGCTTGCAGTCCAACTTTTAAATGCATGAGCAATAGTTTTGCCTGTGTCAGAAAAACCACCTAAAATGTGTCGATGCCAGGCTACTACTTCTTCATTTCTTTGATAAGTTAAACCTAATAACGTACCATCATTTCTTACGGCCCATAAAATACTGTCAGGTTCTTGTTGATACGCAAATTGTATCAAGCCACCTTCAGTAATGTGTTCTGCCAGGATTGTCATGTCAGGTGCTACATAACCATCTACATCATAGTTATAGACCAGCTCTCTAATTTTTCTTTTAGCACGTTGTAAAAACATAGTAACATTGGCAATCTGCAATGCATCAACATTGGCAGCTCCATAGTTAGTTTGTTTTGTGATCTGTATATTAGTTGGCGTTACGGGCTCACTAACACTACCTGAAGTTGCTAAAAACTCACCACCAACAGTACCAATTAATAATTGATTGGTAGCAGACAAAAATCTAATAGCGTTTACCTGATTTGATGCAATGGTATAAATCATAGCATCAGTTGCATTAACACCAGTAGTAAAATTTTCATACACACCAGCTTTACTAAACCATAATGATTGCGGATTATTGTCAGTACCACCAAACACTAAACGCTGCTCGAAAAAAGATACGGTACTTGGATAATTACCAGTGGCATAATTTAATACTGGATCAGTAACTCGTTCTACTACATCACTGCCACTAGCACTAAACGTGCCGTAGCTGCTGGTATTTAAATTAGTTCCTGTGGCATCTTGTAAATTAAATGTAGTGCTACTACCTATGGTCCCGACTTTAAATAAAAGGTTATCAGCCAATTGTGTCATGCCGCCAATACTTCTAAAGGTTACAAAGTCTCCAACTGCAAATCCATGATTAGCAGACGTAGTAACAACACCTGGATTAGCTTTGGTAATTCCTGAAACTGTAAAATCAGTACCTGTGTCTAATAACACTGAGTCTAAGGTCCACGAGGTATGACCAGTTCGACTTAATTTTTTGATGGGATAGTTAGGGTGGGTGATGTACATAACATCTGCTGATTGAGCATACTTGAGTCCAAATAAATCGTCTTTATCATAAGGTGATACAATTTGATAAATTTTAAATGCAGTGCCACCTGACGCATACGTTGTCAAAGCGGATGTATTAAAATTATTACCATCCATATCTTGCAATGCAAATGTGTGTGTAGAAACACTGGCAACTTTAAATTGTCGGTTATTTAATTCTGTCATGCCAACAATGCCAGTTAAGATTACATAATCACCGTTAGAATAACCATGAGATGAAGCTGTAACTACGCCTGGATTAGCTTTAGTAATGGCTGAAATAGTTTTGCCAGTTTCTGTTATGATGCCATTGTCTTTAAAAAATCTAACGTATTCATCACCAAACTCCATCATGTAAGTTTGTGTAGTTGAAAATTCAAATGGTATTAGCCTGGTTGAATTAGCACTTGTTTTTACTTCACTAGCAAACACAGTACCTGGTCGTCTTGAAACTCCTCCGTGTGGATGTACTGTCATATTTTCTAAAGTACGACATCCCCTGAAATACTGCTGTAAATCAGTTCGACCATCTAAACGTGGAGATAGTTCACCAGCTGCAAAGCTAGTGAAGGCAAAAGTTGTCTTAGCCATTAGTACCTCGAATTAATAAATGTGCTTGAATCTAAATTATATGGAGTACCTTCAGTAGCATCCACAAAACGTGCTTCTTTTAGTTTGCTTTGATAAGTTTCTTGTAGTTGTACTGCAACGGTAGTGGATTGTGTAATAGCATAAGCTATCTCTGCCGCTAAACGTGCACCAATTGTTTCAACTAATAATGTGTCATATTCCTGGGGATCAGTAACTTTAGCCAGGTATGTTAAAAAAACTTCGGCTTCATCAGTAATAATTTTACGACCTTCAACTTTAAATTGTTGGCCATTATCTAAGTCTGATGATGAGCCATTATGATAACCACCTATTTTCATAACTCGAATACTGTCTGATGGTAACGTGTATTGATAAGCATATTCGTATGCTGGTGTTGTGGTATCGGCTGCTAGTTGTACTCGTTTAATTAAACAGTTCCAATAATGCGTTCTAAAAATTGCATCACGGATTGG